TTGCACTAATGATAGTCCATTCTTTGATGTATTGATTTGAAGATTGCGATTGCCTAATCCTCTAGGAAAAACCAATTCGTTGAAGATAACGTTTACATCATTCGGTATGTCTGAAGTTTTGTATGTGGAAAGTATAATATTTTCTACAAATGGAAGCTTTTGATACTCCTCAATAATTACTTTTGTAAAGGGTGTGAATTCGCCCTGCAATACGATATCAAATTTTAACATAGTCTCCCCCAATAAAAAATACCACATCCTTGTACTGGTCCACTAACTAGCGCAATCTGTTTCATTTATTTTCTCCGCTAAAATGTATTTCTTTAAATCTGTTAACGCAAGCTTCACTACTCCACGCTTCTCTCATTCTAGCAATTCCATCTTGACTTTTTAACATAGAGTCTTTAAATGTCCACTCTGGGAATGGGCGAACGTAGTCGTGCAAGTGTCTGAATGTATTATTGTTAGATACTGCTATGGGTGCGCCTGAAGCTATACATTGATCTGGTGTCGCGGCTAGTCCTGGTAGATTTCTGCTGTACATAAAACAATTTAAATCATTTTCTCCACACCATTGGATCAGATCACTATCACTCATATAGTCTCTAGTCAGCCTCAATTCAATTCCTGGCCGCAGATATCTTTCGCAGTCTGACTTAATCTTATTAAATTCATCATTAGGAACATATTGTGCTACTGGTAAATTTATTCTAACAACTGCACGTTCAAACTCTTTAGCTGCTTGTTGAACAATCAACTCAAAATTTTTGTCAATTGTTGCATAGCCAAAACTTCCTATCATAGGAACATCAGGAATAGATTCTTTTCTTTTCATCGGCAAACATCCAATGATGGGTCTAGGAAATGCATGAAGATTTGGATCATTCGACTTGAATGTTGGATCAATAATCAGACAATCATCAAACCCTGATCTATTCATACCGATGTGACTAGGAAACGCATCGTTCTTATTCATCTCTAATATGATAGAGTATTTTTTACCAGGAAGTTTTGATATGCGTGATGAATCAACTCCTGCCATTTGCCGCATAGTCCATGGATGATAATTAAAAACGTAAAAGTCATATGCTTCTAATAAATTCTCTGAAACAATTTTTCCCTTATGTAGATCATTGACTGATAGTTTATCGACCTCTACATAGTCTAAATTCCATTCAGAAGATTGGAGATATTGGTGCAGCATCAGTCCACTACTATAAATACTACAACTAGCTTTTATAGTGTTAATAAATAATCCGTTCATACTTTACTCCAACGTCCAGGTTCAAAATAATTAAATAGCGCATAGATATCTGAAGCATATGCAGCAGGATTTTCTTGAGTAATTCTGCTGATCAATTCTCCGTCGCCTGCGATATGCATACCAAGTCTATACTTCTTTAACACTTTACCTCGAACTACAATCTGTTCAAGCCCAACGCTGCCTATTCTCATATTGTCGGGATGTGCATAAAGTGTACTAGTGCCGTGACCTCTACCTGGGCCCGCATCATGAGGAGTAGCATGCCCCCTTTTCATACTGACAATGATCACATCAACGTCAACATTATGAGAAGCTTTCACTTCTGAAATGACATTAGTAATTTTAGAAAAGAAATCGTGTTCATAACCATCATCATCATTCATAAAGCAATACAGTTCATCGTCATTGATATCTTGAGTTTCAATAAACCAATTCAATGCACCGTGACACCTAGCCCAAAATTCTACGCGATCATTTGGACACACATAATTTGTTATCCAAGGCTCAATGAATTTTAAACTAAATCCAATGTCTTCATCAGTAATCACATGCCACTTAATGTTATGTGGCTCAATGTGGTTCTTGATTAGTGGAATATTCTTTAGTCTTCCGACAGATGTAATGATGTTGTACATATTAGCCCGTAATCAATTTAAATGCTGGGCAAGGAACAATGAATGTGCCACCGCCTTTCAAGTACTCTTGCTCACGTTTTTCGAATTCGTCAATAAAATGCCAAGGTAAAACTAACATGTAATCTGGCTTTGCTAGGCGCATTTCTTCTTCGCTGATAATTGGAATGTTAGTGCCAATAGTCTTCATACCAAATTTGTATGGACTACGTTCTGCAATAGCAGTAATGTGTCTATGATCTAGTCCGAAGTACTGAAGCAATGTATTGCCCTTTGTACTTGCACCATAGCCATAAACAGTCTTTCCATCTTTGATAGCTTGTTCAATAAATGAAACAACATCATGCTTTAGTTTAGCGAGTCTTTCGCCAAAATGTGTCCATGTTTCTGGGTCAGAGATATCATTCTCCATTCTTTCGTATGCAAGAATACTATTCACTCTAAAATTGCATACGTCACGCAAAGGTGCTGTAGCAAAGCTAGAAACTTCTGCAACGTTCTTTTGAAGATAAACTCTAAAGCTGCCACCGTTAGTGTCGTTGATGCTACAGTCAACAACTACGAATCCATTCTCAGCAAAGAGTCTAGTAATACTTTTCAAGTCATAGTAGAAAACGTGTTCATGACAAATATTATCAAACGCAAGTTGTTTTACCATTAATGGTGTGTAACTCATTTGAAGCACTAATGTGCCATTGTCATCAAGAACTTTATACAAGTCTTGTACGAATGGAACTGGATCATCTAAGTCGTAGAACATTGCAATGCAAGTAATTACTTTAGCTTTAGCATGTCCGTATCCAGTTTTCTGCCATGCATCATAGCTGAAATAATCTTGAACGACCTTAGTCGCTACTTTAGAGCTTTCTGTATGATAGCTGTCATCACATGGATCAATACCAAGCTTAATCATGTTATCTGGAACTGCCTTCAATAGTGTACCATCATTACATGCAATGTCGAGCCAGATATCACCATCTTTAGTCTTAACTCTTGAAGTCACTTCTGCAACAATACCTTGCAATTCTTTAGTCATGCTTGCATTGATACCGCTGCGATACCAATACTGTCCCCACATAGTGTCTGCTGGTGCAATACCTTCTAGACGTACCGCACCAAATCTACTATCTTGATACAAATCTAGACTATATTTCTTACGACCTTCGCCGTCACTATCATTCTTAATAAAATCACTAACATAGTGATCATCCATTTTTAATACGAGATTACTCATTTTTATCTCCAATCAAACTTTTCATTTCAACATCACACATTTCAAAAACTAAATCTTTAAAAGTGTACTCTGGCTTCCAATTAAGTATTTTCTTTGCTTTAGTGCAGTCCCCTAAAAGTGTGTGTACTTCTGCTGGTCGATAAAAATCTTTGTTAACTTCAATGATCTTTTTACCTGTTGTCTTATTAAAGCCAACTTCATCTTCAGCAGTGCCTTGCCACTCAATTTCAAAGCCAAGATATTTAGCAACATCATTACAGAAGTCTTTTACTGAATGTTGCTCTTCACTTGAAAGAACATAGTCATCTGGCGTATCTTGTTGAAGCATTGACCACATTGCACGAACATAATCTTTAGCATGACCCCAGTCTCTGTATGCATTCATGTTGCCTAACTGCAACACATTTTGCATACCCAAGTGTGTTCTAATCATTCCTTGAACAATTTTTCTTGTAACGAATTCTGGTCCTCTACGCGGGCTTTCGTGATTAAACAAAATTCCATTACACGCAAATATATTGTAGCTTTCACGGTAGTTTACAGTGATCCAGTATCCGTATAGTTTTGCAACTGCGTATGGACTTCTAGGGTAAAAGGGGGTGTTTTCTGTTTGCGGAGTTTCTCTAACTGATCCGTAGAGTTCGCTTGTTGATGCTTGATAGAATTTAACTTGTTTTTCTGTGCAAAGTTTTTTAACAGCTTCTAAAATTTTCAACACGCCTAGTGCATTTACATCACCTGTATATGTAGGACACTCATAGCTAACACTAACATGACTTTGTGCAGCTAGATTGTAAACCTCATCTGGCTTTACTCGCATAACAATTGCTTCTAAATTAGCAGCATCACTTAGGTCACCATAGTGCAGATGCACTTTATCTTTAATTGTTTCAATGTTGGTAGTGTTTACACCAGTGCTTGATCTACGAACAATACCATGGACTTCATAATTCTTTTCTAGTAAAAGTTCAGCTAGATAGCTTCCATCTTGACCAGTGATTCCTGTAATCAGCGCAATTTTTTTCATATAGTCTCCCATTAATAAAAGTGATAGCTTATTCTGTTACGAGGAAAGCTACCGAAACCCTAAGCAGTGTTTAGGCTGCTAATGCGAACTGTGAGTCGTTTGCGTTTACTTTGATTTAGTTTTTACACCTACTCTGGTGAGTTGTCCACTCTGCTACTCTTTGCCCTGTCGAAACTATGCAGGCCCATCATAAACACATAACAAGGGTTCCAGTTACGTCATTCTGTTTACCACCGTCAAATGACGATAATGCACGGTCTATGTGTTTATGGTGGACCTGGGGGGATTCGCACCCCCGTCCAGAACCTATTTCTCTTCGCTTCATACAACCATAACGAATATTATAACACAGAACTTCTTCTGTGTCAATAGTTTTATTTAGTAAGTTGAATGTACGTATTCATAATATTCAGGCGAGTCTTCCGAAATAAATAAATTAAATCCTAGTTTTCTACAAGCATGTACAGATGCTTCATTTTTGACTGATACATGTGAATGAATGTAATCAACCTTATTGTCTTTTGCATATTTCAACAGACACATTTCTATCTCTGTAAATATGCCTCTTTTTCTATAGTCTGGATCAACATAAGTAAAAACGTCAAAAATTGATTTATTTTCTATATTATGATTGAACACATCATAGCCTACCAGTTTACCATCAATTTCTGCAATTATTGCTTGAGTATTATTCGTAACGTTTTCAAAAGTCTGAAGACTACAATGTCCCACTTCCATTAATTCTGCTAAGTGTTTATAGAATAAAGGAATTAAACAAGTTTTGCCAATTGCCGGAACATGACTATATGTGACACCTTCTTTTTTTAGTATTTTTGAACTATTCATTTATGCTTCTCAATATGTTGAATGTATATATTGGTAAAATTCAGGCAACTCTTTCGTAATGAAAAGTTCATATCCCATTTTTCTATGAGCTTTTATAGACACTTCATTTTTAATTGATATAAATGAATTGATGTAGTCAACTCTATTTTCTTTGGCGTATTTTAACAGACTATTCTGCAACTGTACAAATATACCTCTTTGTCTATAGGCAGGATCAACATAAGTGAAGAAATCAAACATTTCTTCTTCTCCTTCTTTATGATCAAATACACCAAAACCTACTGGCTTATTATCAATTTCTGCAAGTATTCCTTGACTATTATCTGTGACACGATTAAAAGTCTGAAAAGTACAATGTCCCACTTCCATCAATTCTGCCATGTGTCTATAAAACATAGGAACCAAAATAGTTCCACCGATTGCTGGAACATGACTATACGTAACACCATCTTTCGTTTGTGTTTCTAAACTTGTCATTTATTATATCACGCTTTCACAAAATTTGCAAGTGATGGTGGTGTCCATCCAGCTGGCTTTAGGACTTTTCCGTCATCTCGCTTGATAACTTTTCCTGTTTCAGGATTGATCTTATCTAGATTGCTCCGTGCAACTTCATTCCACGCGCCAGCTACATCATATCCCTTCATGTAACAGTAACCTAGAATAACCCAGATCATGTCCATACACGCATCTAGTTGTTCTACTTCATCATCTGCCGTTTTTGCATCAAGAAATTCTAAGAACTCTTCTTTGATTAAGTTTGTATAGAGGTGCTGATTCTGAAAATTCTTCTCTTGGTCACATGCTTCAATAAATTTTACTACATCATTATACATTTTATACCCTTACGCCATTTTGTTGATCATATAAATTTCTGTACGAAATAAATTCTTTTATGTAGTCGTTTCGTTTTTTGACGAACACTTGAGGACTGTCTTCTGCAACTGCAATTATCACAACCAATTGCGGCACAGGAATCTTTGTGCGCTCTTCAAACATTACAGCATAAGCGGAACACTGCATAAAATAGTTTTGAATCCAATTCTCATTCTTTTGTTTAGAAGAAGTTTTCCAATCAATGATCGAAAGCTTGCCATTATACTTTGCAACACAGTCAACTCTACCAGCAACTTTGAGGTGATGCGAATATAGTGGTGCTTCAATAGCATGAACGTCATCAACACATTCGTCCAGAATTGGTTGAATAGACTTGAACATAGCTAATGCATCTGGCATGACACTTAAGGAAATCAATTGTTTATTCGATAGATAATCTTCACAAATGGAATGCATTCGTGTTCCTCTGCTAGAGGCTTGAGTAGAGATTTTATTAGCTTCAGCTTCACCCACGCGCCTGCGCCACGCGAGGATAGCGTCTTTACCAATTAGGGAAGTGATAGTAGTCACAGAAGGATATAGAAGTCCGTCTGGTGTTTTGTAGAATCGTTTGCCGTTCTCTGTTACAGTAGGTAGCTCTTCGAATTCTATTTTTGTGTGTTCAAATATTTTCATAACATAATAGCTCAATTTATTAAATAATATACCGTTATGAAACTTCTATCATCTTTATCTTTACCAGTAGCAACATGAGCTATAGGGTATTCGTCAAATTCTGCAAGGGTTTCTTTAGAGTTAATTTTAAATTCCGCATCTATTTCGGAACTACAAAAATCTTTATTAGAATATGAATTCTTTTCAAAACTAATGTCGAAAGAATGTCTATGTGTGCTACTCTCATAAGCTTCTAATGGTCTATATTCTCTATAAATATGAATCTTATCAGGAGAACGTACAAATTTTTGTCTGATAGATTGTGGTAAATATGCACCATTATCAGTCATTCTTCTAATTAGAGCAGGACCGGTGTAATTTACCATAGATTGATATTCTGTTACAATTGATTTTTCTGGCAAATCTATATTCCATTTAATCCCGTTAATGATAGGATATAGATGTTCATTATTTGTATCAATCATTTTATCATAAGTTCTTTGCATTTCAGCATTAGTATAGTTCTTTTCAAAATAAATTCTGTAATTTAATTCACCACTCAATGACTTCTCTAATGCAAAACCCAAATCAAGTGATTCATAATAATAAGATTCGAGAAGAGGAAACTTTTTAAATGGAAAATTTAACTCAGTAAGAGTGCTGACAATATCTCTATATCGTACGGACGAACTGCCCATTCCATAAAGCATTCTATTCTTATTAACTGTGCCATGATGTAATTTAACAGATTGACCTATCTCTCTCCATTTATAATTTTTTATTAGATCATGAAATTTTAATAAATCAACGTCATCAGTTCTTTTGGTTATGTCCATTTTCTACTTTGTCCTCATACTGTAGTTTAGCAATTATATAGTCTTTCACTAATGAGCTTCTTACAATATCGTCTGCATCAAATTCTACTTTAGTAAATGACCTCATATGCATAGCAACATCAAAGAATTTCAGAATACCAGACTTATCGTTACTCTTGCGTAAGTCTGTCTGGCGATAGTCACCACACCAAATAATTTTAGACCGATATCCAACTCGCGTCATTACGGTATCAATCTCTTCAAAGTTCATATTCTGCATTTCATCAACGATAATGATAGCATCATCAAATGACATACCACGAATGAAACTTGTCGAAATGAATTCTATGTGACCTTGTTCTTCTAACCTATCCCATGCATCTTTGCGTCCAAACAACGTTTCACAAATTTGGCGATACGGTTGCTGATAGATTTCCATCTTCTCTGTAACGTCACCTGGTAAGTGTCCAATCTCTCTAGACTGTACAGCAGACCGAACGATAATGATCTTATCAAATGGATTGGATTTATCTAGCACCTCTTCAATAGCTTTATATAGTGCAATAAAAGTTTTACCTGTACCAGCAACTCCATGAAGTGCTACAAAATAGTCACCTCGTTTATATGCGTCAAAGAATGTTTTTTGATTGTCTGTGAGTGGCTGAAAAGTTTTTAGATCGTCAAGGCGTATTTTAAGCGTGTTGTTGATAGTTCTAACTTTTGGTTGTTGTGGAGTGCCAGAAGATGAATTGTTTTCAAATTCACCATTTACTGTTTTTGTCGCTACTGCTTTTCTTGCCATAATATTCCTTTGTTGTTATTGTAATTTACACTTAGAATGTATTGACATTACCCAAAGGATGTGCAGCTTTTGCTTTCTGCAAGACTTCACGAAAGCCCTGATCGGGCTTTCTAAGTCCTAATCGAATGGGATCGCCCATTGAAGGTGCGCCTAACAAGACGGATTCGTATTGAGGATTGGCAGCAAGAAATTCTTCTCTATCAATGATCTTAAATAATCTTTCTATGATTTCACCAGTTTCACGGTGACGAAAGTTGTATGTTGGCATTATTAATAACTCCTGTTGAGAACCACTGAGGGACACTTCTTTTCTTCCAATTCGCAAATCGCGCCTTGTCTTGTATATAGTACATCCGATAAGAAGAAATTGAATCGCCAGGCACTTTATATGCATCAGGCATTGCAGGAGTAGGCTCAGTGAATCTGCCTAACGGAATATTCTTTGGAGGAATTGCCAATTCAGAATCTAGTCGTTCAGTCGCATGGTGTTTACCATAACGATGAGTGTATTCGGTGCATAGCCATCCAAACAATTCATAGAGCCAGAAATAATTTAATTGTGACTGTCTTACCCACACTGCCGAAGGATGATTGATATGAGTAGAAGCATATAGGACAGAATCAAGATTACTGTTAAGTACATAACGCTTTTGTTTTCGTCCAGTTTTACTGTAAGTATCAACAAGTACACCATCAAGAACACGATGAGCAGTAGAAAGAAGTTGAGCATATTCGAGGATCATTTTTACAACATGTTTGTCTATGTGATCTTGCGCACATAGTTCGGGGTTGTGGTTTAAATAAAAGATGTTCATGGTTTTAATCAATAAGTCGTTCAACAACTACACGTTCTCCACTGTCTTCACCAAAGGACATGTTATCATAGTACACACGGACATATCCTTTACGTTCAAGCGAAACACAATGCAGCATAGTACAAAAATATCTTAGATTCTCAGTGCTTTCTTTAGCAGATTTGGCAGGCACACCTTCCGATACTGCAAGCATGATTGTTAGGAGCAAAATGTCCTGATAGATGCGAGGATTCTCTTCATCGTCTATAATATCGCATAGAGTGTAGAGGTCCTCGTCATTAAGTTCTTTTAAGAATTGACCAATAGTAGTGTATGGACGTTTAAGAATACCTCGCGCAGTGTTTCTAGTAATGTCTAGTAAAGATTCCGTTTTAGAAATCTTTACGAAATCAATAAAATAATCTGGCAATTCGTAATCATATTCCATTTCCTCAAACTTCCAAAACGAGGTCTTGGTCGTATCCAGTTTCATCAGCACTTTCGTAGCCAACGTAGCCTCGAGGATTACATACGATCCGTGTGCTTCCTACCATGTAGTCGAATGCGTGGTGCGTATGTCCGTGTGTCCATAGTTTGATCTGAGGACGATTAGTAATAAACTCTGTCAGATCGGAACTGTATGCACCATTCATCAAAACTTCTTTCTCATAGCGAGGCTTTGTAGAAGTCTTTGACGGAGAGTGGTGACCCACTACAACAAACTTTTGAGTAGGATTAGCATCAACCGTAGCTTTGATAAACTCTAGCATTAGCTTATGGTCTACAACAGCATCTTCAGGATTGAATCGCGCAGGGCGAGTATGAAACTCTTTACCCACTACTGTTGCATAGTCTGTCGATCCATCTGGATTAGTGCCGTACACAGGTGAAGTATAATTAACTACATTGTGGCTATTTTCAACAATGCGAAAATCATTCATCATTCCTTTAATAGAATAAAGAGTCGATTCGTCTTCTTTGTTCATGTCTGTCCAAAGAGTGCCGCCAATAAAGGTAACGTCATCAATAGTCACACATTCTTTGTCGAGAATGTGAAGGTTCTTGATATGGCTCAAGCCTTCACGAATACGGCTAATGCTAAACTTAAAGTCTCCGTGATAATGCTCATGATTTCCCATGATGTAGATAACGTTAGCGTATGCGTTAGCGCACCGTTCAAAGAACGCAACGAATCTTTCCGACTTAGCATTATTTACAATGCCAAAAGGATCACGTTTGTTCAAGTCTTTTGCAACGCAGATATCTCCGCTGAGAATCAGTGTGTCGCAACCTGTGTCGTTAGTAATATTGTGGTCACCGAATTCTAGGTGAACGTCAGATGCAAGTGCAATTTTCATTTTATTCCTGATGGTAAGTGTGTTCGTAAGATTTTTACTTGTGCGTCTGGTGTAACAAAACACCTAGCCCTATATGTATATGAGCCTGAAGCTGGGTCTACTGACCTAGTAAATTCTACACATTTAGCTTGTATTATATCACGAAGGAGCTTTTCTGTCAACTCATATTTCACTCTATCTTCTTTGTCTGGATGAAAATGATCCTCAGAATCATATGCTACATGAAGAACTGAAAGAAACATCCTTCCACTGATAGCATGTTCCTGAATATTTACATACGGATTATGATCCCATGGATTATTACCCCATGTGTCTGGAGGAAGTCTCGCCATGATTAAATAACTCTACCAAGTTTTTGGTAGAGGTATGCATCAAGAACGGAATCATAATCTTTACCGAGTCTGCGCAACTCATAAATTTCATTGAGCATTTCATTAGTATCTGCATTAAACCCTGGAAGTTCTCCACGGCTTTCCAATTCATCAATCAAATCTTCCGTATCAAAATCCGAAAGATCAACATCAATTTCAGTAGTGATATATGGCATTACATTAGTCCTTTAAGTGTTTCAATAGTCAAATCAGCGTCAGTGTGGTGAATAGCAATTCCACCAGCAGCACGGAAAGATGTAATCACATCCTCAGTGTCATCAATCATAACGGCAGTGGGTGTAGCGTATTCGGCTTTAAACCGTCTACCAGATACAACGTTAGCCTTGTATGGAATACCATGCTCACACAGCCATTGGATTTTTTGTTGAGCAACTTCTGAGTAGTAATCTTTACCACCACTAGAGGTTAACATTTCAACGTGAACCTTGTCTGCAATAGATGCAATGTATGCAAGGAGCTTTTCTGCGCCAGGATGATAGTCAAGTGTTGCAAAGTTTGCTTTGGTGATAAACTCTACCCAATGATGGCGAAATTCTTTTCTCGCTCTTGCGTCAGATGGTGCCATGCCAAACAACTCACGATACCGTCCGTCGAATGAACATAGAACACCGTCCATGTCTAAGTAAATTGTTTCAATTGTCATTTCGTTCTTCATAAACAGTTATTGGTACATATGGAAATTGTATCATAACTCGGCTCTCTTTGCAAGTAAAATGTGATTTACTTTTTTCGCCAGTTTCTGGATCAGTATACCATTCCCAAAAAACTTTGCCGTCAATATCGTATGCGCCTTCATTGTCTTTAAACACATGACTTGCGCGTTTATTTTGCCACAGAATTCCGCCAGATTGTTCTGCAACATCCACCCATTCATCATCTGCACCAGTTAGCGGTGTCAGCGGTTTATACCGAAGGAGCTTCTCAAGCAATCCAATCGCATAGCTTGCAGAAAATCCAGAATGACCTTCTTCTGCAAACTCTTGCATCATATGGAGAATGTGCTTTCGCATAGCACGATTCATTTCATCAGGAGAATCTTCTGTCATTCCAATCAGATTCAATTCGTGTACGGCATGGTCATGTAGTGACATAGTTATTCCTTTTCAACTCTCATATTTTTTTAACTCTTCACGCATTATTTCTTGTCTTAATTCCACAATCTCTCTAGCAGCCTCTTCAAGGATATCTGCAATTCGATCAGGAGTGCCTTCTTCTACGCTTTTACGTCCAGGTATTTGTCTGCGAATCTCTGCACGTTTTAGTAAGCGATAAACTAAATCAGATTCTGTCATAGCTCACCTTCATGTGTAACTGTACGCTCATGCTTCCTTGAACGAATATCATTCATTGCTTCTTCAAACGTAGTATATTTGTTTATTAAATAGTATTCGTTAAAGCCTGAGTTTCGATATACTCTGATACTTTCCCAACGATCACCATACCAATACTTTTTAAGAATCTCAGCTTCGTAATGGAACTTACCATTGCCATCAACCTCGTAAATGATTCTGTATTTCATTCTGTTACTCCAAAGTGTTTCTTAGCAGCATTCCATCCAGTTTGGAAAGCATCCCATTCTATTTCATCATAGCCAACTGCACCACTGTGATGGCGCTGCCTATCATAGAAGTCGGCCGTTAGCTTTGTCCATTCGTCAAATGCATTACATTGTTCTTCGGTATCATAATCGAGTTTGGTCATATCATGTTGAAATGTTCTTTATTATTTCTACAATAGTTTGTACATCACCAACATCAAGGTTCATTCGTGATGCAATCTCATAAACGTTCCAATGCCTTTCCAGCATTTCACGTACTGCAAGGATCAGATCACGACTATATTTTATCACACAAAGCTTTCAATGTCAAATCGAACCATTGTCACTTCACCATTCCGCTTGCGCTTGGGGTAGTACTCTGGAGTAGTTGTAGTGCCGTCTGGATTTACAGTCAGGATTTTACCTAGAGCGATCCATTCGTCCATGTGAATAGTCACATCAGGTTGCGTATACTCAGTGAGGTACGCTACACATTCCTCAAACGATTCAAATTGCTTTGCGTTTAGGTTGTTGCTGACATTGGGTTTAGCGAGTAACATAGGATTTCCTTTATCGTTCAAGAATTACAAAATTGCCAAAGTACTTGTCAAAAACATTGACAAGATTTTCATAGTCACCAGAAGTCATTTCTTCTTGGATGTTTTTAGTGTCAAACTTAAGCTGCCGACCAAAGTCTCGCGCATAGCCTAACAGTACATAAGCATTACCTTGAGGACCAGTCAAGTCGATAATGTAACGCCCGGTGATTAACTTTTTTCGGATCATACTTCTACCAATCCAGAATATTTGTGAACAAAAGACACGTACTCTACTGTACCCAACACATCATCTATTTTACCATCTAGTTCCGATTCTACGTAGCCCATCGAATCGTAGTACCACTTATTTTCTTTCACGCACATTAATACGTTTTCTACAGAACCGAACACGCCTACCAAGTCAGAACCTTCGTAGTCTACAAAACCTAACAACGAATACAATTTCATTTTCTTCTTTCAGAAATTACAACATAAACAACATGTAATAGAACAGAGGACCAAACATCAAAGCGGCTATGATAGTCGCATGAAACAGGTCAAGGGCAAATTGGGCAATGGCGTTAAACATTATAATGAGCTTTCAGTAAAGTTTGGAGTTTCAAAGCAGATAGGGCTATCTCAAAGGTATCTGCATTCAACGATAAATCGGCAAGATAGTCGATCAATATTTCTAAATTTTTTGGTGTCATAACTGTCTTTCTGTCTATAAACTAAGTTCAAATAAAATCGAATCGCTACTGGTAACGCGGATTTTTTTTCCATCAATCATGGTGTATCCATAGTGCTCATAGAGTCCGTTCGGGCAAGGTTCAATAGTTATCTTACGCACAATCTCGCAAAAACCCCAACGCTTGGTGGGAAATTTCCCTTGAAATAATCGCATATTTTCAAGGGAAGTAATTAAAATTTTTGCTTTCATGATCTGTTTCTGTCTGTCTAAGTCTCTATTATACCACACCTGGCAGGAATGGCAAGAACTATTTTTGGTTTTGTAGCAAAAAAACAACAAAAAAGGTGTTGTTTTTACGCAACACCTTGAAGTTTTATCGTGGACAAGCGGCTCGGATAGCTTGCTCTGTAGCCCTGTTATTCAGTCTAACCAGTCCACAATGTGCGCAATATACGTATCCGCAGACTAGTTTTCGGGTAAAGGAATGCTGGAGGGCTGCCATTTTACTTTTCTCCTAGTAGATACTTGTTTGAGATAGCCTTGAATGACATACCGCCATTCACTTCTTTGAACACAATGCCTTCACGTTCTGGACCAGTGATATCGCCCATCACAGACTTGGCTTCTGCCCATTGCAGAATTTCTTCTACAGAGCCAACACCAAGGTCCTTGTCAACGTACATAACAGGAACATGTTTCAGTCCCATATGTTCAATCAGAGTACGCCGCTTTTGCGGATCAAGATACTTGCCGTCGCTAATGTTATATACGTCAAACACACGGAACTCTGGTTCACGTAGTTTATAGATATTGCCTTGAATACCAGGACCAATCAATTCGCCTTGAATAGCAAAATCAGTGCCAACAACTGCCCGCATCTTTGCTTCAATGCCATCACGCCTAGCAACTTGCCAAAATGTATTACCTTCAGTTTCTTTCAAGTCGAGGTTACGTGAGCAAACACCGAATTCACCATCGATCAGGTATACAGTCATTGAAGAGCCTTCAAGCTTTTCGGTAATCTCATATTGAGTACCAGCTTGTGCAGCAGCAAGAATTTCTCCAACAAGATTCTGCGCACGTTCTTGGTCAGTCTTTGGAATTGCAGAAGGAAAGTTACCTTTAGCCATGCCAGCAAGCTGCGCATTCATTGGCTTTTCCCATTTGATGATACCAAGTAGTTCCGATACGTCATCACCTTCAGCGAATGAATTAGTTTGTGGAATAGCAGAGTCCAGATTCAACAGCAAACCTTGAGATAACTGACCACGCAACTTAATGGTACGTAGACGTTCACCTTTGATGCCTTCGAATTCTCGAGGTTCTTTACCTTTAGACAAGAATGGTGCCAACTCTGTAGGAATCCATGAGTCAATCTCACAGTAGACAGCACGGTCACCAACAGAGTATTCACCCTTCTTAACAACAACTTTCCAACCACCTACGGTTGCGCATTCAATAGCATCAGCACCCTCAATAGGATTCAATGCATCAATCTTTCGAATAGTAGCCAACTTACGCATTTTGTTTTTCCTTACTAAATTACTCGCATCACCTTCAACCATTTGTTGAAGTCTTTTTGTTTCCACTCACCTTGCCGAAGCCAGCAAAAAACTTTCTCAATAGCAAGATTAGCAATTTCATCTTCTGTTAACCGTCCTGCATGTTTAATGTCTTCGGCGTAAATGCCTTTCTTAGCAATACGGCAACGAATAAGTTCTTCATGTTTAGTCATATCAAATTCCTTATCATCAACAACCAACACTGTTATTATACAGTGAGGTTGAATTCTTGTCAAGCAGCCATCAACATAATTGTTGGGTATTTCACGAAACCGCTAGTGTCTTTTTTAGCTTTGCCTTTAGCATACAAACCAACAATCACACC